CATGTAGCGCAGGTCCGGCGCATTGCGAAACAGCCGCGACGATGAGCGCTCGGGCGGTGCGAGCTCGTTGCCCTCGAGGTCGGTCTCGACAATCAGCGTGTAAAAGCCGTCGACGTGCAGCGCCACATCGTCGAGGTGCTCCAGGAACTCGGTGATGGCGCGCTTGCCTTCGGGAAGCAAGCGCTCGTCCGGATCGATGACCAGAATCCAGTCGCCGCGCGCGCGGTCGATCGTGAGGTTGCGGGCCTCGGCGAAACTCTCTTGCCAGTCGAAGCTGAAGATGCGCGCGCCGTGCTCGCGCGCGATCTCCGCGGTGCGATCGGTGGTGCGTCGGTCGACGCCGAGCACGATCTCGTCGACCACGTCGCGCACGTTGCCGAGCAGGCCCGCCAGGAATTGCTCCTCGTCCCGCGCGATGGTGCACAGCGACAAGCTCATCGCCTGCTCGAGAACCCATAGCTCGAGCGCTGGATGGTGGCCTCGAGCTTGCCGGCTGCGTAGGCCAGCGCGAGCGCGATCACCGTGTCGTCGTGCCCGCCCTCCGGCGCGCCGTAGCGCAGCAGGCCGCTCGGCAGCACCGACGACTCGAACGTGAGCAGCTCGCCCGTCTGGACCTGATCGTCCAGCAACGTGAGCGCGCCATCTTCGATCGCCACCGACAGGTCGATGACCAGTGCCGCTTTGGTCGCGTTGGTCGTCACAAACGGCGTCACCGGCAGCGCCGGCCGCCGCGTGCCGTCGAGCAGCGCATACCCTCGCTGCAGACGCTCGATGATCGGCATGCCCATGGCATTGGCCTCGGCCAGGATCTGGCGTGGGCGGTACGCCGCCGCCAGTCGCTGCAGACGCTCGGTCTGAAACTCGTAGTCGATGCGGTTGAAACGATCGATGAGGACCTGCTCCTGGAGCGTGGCATCGAAGACGCTGATGGCGGTGAAATCCTCGGTGCGCCCCCAGTCGACGCCGAAGACGTACACGTGCCCTGGCTCCGGTCGCGCTGGCTGCAGGCGCGCGACAACACGCACGTTGCGGAAGACGCCAGCGCCGGCAAGCTGCAGGAAGTGGGCGAGGTATTCCTGCTCGAACACCCGCTCGGGCAGCGAGCGCCGCGCGGCCTCGATCTCCTGGGCGGTGATGAACGGGCTCGCGCTCGAGGGCATCTGCCAGGACATCCACTCGGCCTCGAGCGGGTCCTGGCCGAGCTGGTACAGCGTCGAAAAATAGTTGAGTCCCTTGGGCGTGGACAGAAACCACGCGCCGCCACCGAGCACGCTCAGCGTTGGGCGCAAGGAGGCCTGCCAGACGGTCTCGAGGTCGCGCACAATCGCCGCCTCATCAATCACGATGAGTCCGTAGCGGCGCCCGCGGCCCGCGTCGGGATCGTCCAGCGACCAAGCTTCTACTACGCCGCCGCCGCGCAAGTCCAACCGGTGCTGCTGCTCGGACTTGGTGGCCACCATGGGCTCGAGCACGGTGCGCAAGCTCCGCCAGACTTCGTCGAGATACTTGTAACTCGGGGCGAACCAGGCGCACGGGATGCCCGAGGTGGCGGCGCGGGTGATGCGATCGACGCCGAGAGTAGTCTTGCCCATCTGGCGACCACAGGCCGCGACGTTGAAGCGCCTGGCGCTACTGGTCATCTCCTGCTGTGCCGGGTGCAGCGGCGGCAGCTGTAGGGAGTCCGGCTGGGCTGGGCTCAACGGGTCGGAATCCGGAGACCATGCGAATGATCCGGTCCCAGTCGGTAGCAGCCAACTGGGCAAGCTCGGCCGCGGACTGCTTCTCGATCCAGTCCGCGCGTCCAGTAGCCTCGGCTCGAGCCGTAAGCGAGCGGAGGGTGGCGGCGACGGCATCGTAGATCAGCGCGGCGAGCTCGTCGCGCGTGCGTGCGCGCGCGACAGGCGTTCGAACCGTTCGAACTTCGGATTCGGCGAGCCAGGTGCCGAGCGTGCCCTTGCTGATGCCATAGCGACGGGCGACCTCAGCCAGCGCGGAGCCGGCGAGCACGGCCGCGACGGCCTGGGCGCGCAGCTCGGGCGGATGGGCAACGCCACGGGGCACTCTACTGCGCGAGTGTAGCGCGGCATGAGTCGTTTCTAGTCTGACACTGACTGGATAGTGTAGTACCCTAACCGGTCCAATGGCTCGAATCAGTAAGACACAACGGGAATACGTTTTCGCCCGCTGTGACGGCACCTGTCAGTGTGACGGGGTTTGCGGCGCTCATCGGGGACGCTGTCCTGCTGCGATCACACTGGAAACATTCCACGCTTCCCATCTGCGCTCCGGCCAGCACGGCGGGATTGCCCATCCGTCGAATCTTGAGGCCTGGTGCTCGCGGTGCAATCTCACACTGGGAGCAAAGGATGCTCGAGATCCGCGAGCTATGCCGCGCGAATGGCAACTGCGCGAGCTGGACAAGGTCGTGGGCGCGATCATGCGAACCGGCGCGGCGACGTTCTCCGGCGCGCCCGGCGCTGGCAAGACGCTGTTCGCAGGCTTCGTCTTCGACGCATTGCGCGAGGCCGGCCTGGTCGAGCGACTCATGGTTGTCGTTCCGCGACGTGGCCTGGCGAAGCAATGGATGGATGCGCTAGAGGTCGGCTGCCATCTTCGACTCAAGCCACATTCAGCCCAGGAGCGACCCAATCAGGACGGCGTCGTCGTCACGTACCAATCGCTGACCGAGCGGTCGGCCGATTCGCTCGAAACCCACCTCATCATGGCCGAGCGGATACCAACACTTCTGGTTCTCGACGAGGTGCACCATCTCGCGCGCGACGCCGATAGCGGACACGCCGCGTGGGCTCGGCCCATTGCCAGGCTCGCTGGTGATGTCGAGGCTGGCCAGCAGGGCATTGCCGGCATCCTGAATCTGTCGGGCACGCTGTGGCGTTCGGAGCGCAGCGAGCGCATCTCGACAGTGCGCTATACCCCGCCGGATGCGGACAACCGGATCCGTTCGATCGTTGACGGCGAAGTAACCGTCCAGGAGTTGATCGCGGTCGGACAGCTTCGCTCAATCGACCTGTACCGCGTCGACGCGCACGTCCAGGTGGCCGATTACGCCGACCTCAGCTACATCGAGGGCAACCTGTCGGATGTCGATGCGAAGCCCGCCCGCGCGGCCGTGGCAGGCCTCGCCGACATCAACTCATGGCGGACCGCTTTCGTTGCATCGGTGCTCGACAAACTCGAAAAGGCGCATCGAGCCCTGAACTACCACGTCAAGGCGTTGATCGTCGCTGCTACCCAGGATCAGGCCGAAAAATTTCGTGATGAGGTAGACCGACAGATGCGCGAGCGGCATCTGCAGCCGCTGGCAGAACTCGCGGTCAGTCGCAACGAGGATGAGGCGCAAATAACCCTCGATAACTTCCGCGCACAAAAGCGGGTGGGCGTCTTATGCACCGTGGACATGGCCGGCGAGGGCTACGACTGTCCCGAGATCGCTGTCCTTGGCTATGCGTCAAACAAATTGACCTCGCTCTACGTGCGCCAGGTGACCGCGCGCGCAATGCGCGTCACGGACCGTGAACGGCAAATCGGGACAGTTCTGCCTGCGATCGTGGTCCTGCCCGATTCGACCGAACTGGTCAAGGAATTCCTGCGGTACATGACGCCCTATCTACACGAGATACGTGCTGATGAGGTATCGCTGCGGCGACCAGAGCGCGAAGGTGATGGGGAATTGATCTGGACGCCTCCACTGCGGCGCTTCAACCTCGAGGCGGTTCAGGTCGGCGATGAGACCGTCACGGTCTCGTTTCACGACGGAACCTCGGAGAATGTCGCGACCGATATCGCCGCGACACTCGCGGTCCATTTCAAAGCTGCCAACCTGCCAGAGATCTACTGGCCGCGAGCGTCCGTTGCGACGCAGCGGACGATCGGTGACTTGCTTCAACGACGTCCGTTCGACTTCCGCCCTGACGAAGACAAGCAGACTCGGCGCGAACCTTCGCTCGAGGAGCAATGCAAGCTTGTCCAGGACCAGCTCGCCGAGCGCGGTCGCTGGTGGGCAAAGCACGGCGATACACCGCCCGGTCAGTTCAACTACATGGTGAACGACCGTGCGGGTATCCCAAACGGCAAACGTGCGGTTGCCAGTCTCGACCGACTCCAACGAGCGCTGCAGATTGCCGAACAACATATTCGTGACTACAAGAACACCAAGAGCATCCGATGAGCAATGCGTTGCTGGATGCCAACGGCGAAAAGGTCGTGCACTTCGCCGCCGACGTGCGCACGCTCGGCAAAATCGGCGAGCTTGCCGACAAGATTATCGAGATCGCCGAATCGGGAGCCTGGCGACACTATCGAACCGCGATCGGTAGTGATGATTGGCTCGAATGTGAGTTCGATTACTTCTTGATCGCGTGCGACGTCGAATACGAGGACGTCTACCGGGCGATCAAATGGGACAAGCTCGGCGAGAAAACGCGGACGATGATGGACCACGGTGCACTGGCGGACAAACGGCGTACGCTCGAGCAAGCAGCCACTGGATATGCCGCGGTCGGACCAGAAACGCTTGTTGAGCGCGCTGCTCGTCTAGGCTGGACAAAACACAATGGCCAGCCCCGGTCACCGCTTTCAGGGCGCCAACAGGCAAAACAGGCAGCCGGCGGCAAAACAGTCGAGCAGCAAGCACGCGAGCGACGTGCAGTGCGGCTCAGCGCCAAGCGATGTCGAGACCTCGACCGACTCGCCGAACAGACCTTGGCTGGGCTAGGTAGTGACGACGAGCGACGCTATCTGCTCGATGCAATTACGGCGCAACTCTCACGCAAAAAGGGTCGGCCGGAGAGCGATCACGCGCAATGGGCGAACGACATCGCTGAAGTCGGTGGCGATACACGCCAACTCGCCCAACGCTGGGGACTCAGCCGCAGGCGGACCCAAGAGCGCGCGCGGGAAATACGCGAATATTCCGCGCAGCCAGTGGCGTGAGGCGCCGCGAGGTCACACCCAGTGATCGGGTCGCGCTGCTGGAAGCCGCCGACTCGGAACGAGCCGCGCGTGAACGCTGGGATGCGTCTCTCGTTGACCTCCAGCAAGCGATCAAGGGAGCATCGAGAAACGGAGCGAGCCTGCGTGAGATCGCGCAGACGATCAGCCGTTCACACGCGCGGGTGCGGCAGCTCCTTGATCGCGACCCATGAGGATTTCAGGACTGCGCCCCTGGCTCGTGACAGTACGGCTGATCACTGGGAAAACTCGACGGGATCACCCGCCCGCAGACCGGGCAGATCCGAGCGGATGTCGGATGGCCGATCCCATTGTTTGACTCGTGCCCCCCCTTCGGCTGGTCCGAAGGGGGGGTAGGGGGGGATGTATTGGTCCGGTTGGTCCGGTTAAGGTTGGTTAGGTCCGGTTGGTTGGTGCGTGCGGACATCCCCTGGACGTCCCCTGGATGTCCGCCGGACGAGTTGGCTGAGGGGTCTGACCCCACTTGCCGAGAAGTCCGTTTCCTCTCGGCATCTTTCCGCCGTTTTTCGACGTATCTGCCCGCATATTCCATCCAGTCATGGATGTGTCCGCCGTCGTCACGCTCCTCGATGAAGCCGGCCGAGACCAGGGCCCGCCAGAACCGCTCGGGTCTGCGGTGATGCCATTCGCACGCGCGCGCCACGGTTACCTCTGAGCCTGGCGCGAGCAGGCCGTCGGGCGCGTAGTCCAGCGCAAACCACCACAAATATTGAAGATGGCCCACTGCCGTCGGGAGCGACACGTTCAACTCCGCGGCGAGCTGCAACGTTTTCGGGTGATGCCCCAGCGCCTGGTGACTTTCGATCCACGCCATCGCTCACGGGACCAGCGGTGGCTGACTGTGCAACAGGTCTAACATCGCGGCCATCTCCATCTGCTCGCCCGGACCCACGGGCAGTACCTCCTGGACGCCTGGGTACGTTTTGAATGCGTAGCGCAGACCAACCACCTGGGCATTCGATGTCCCGGGCTTGAGGATGACCATCAATACGAGCGGTGCCTCGGTCATGGCACGCGCCTGTAGATGCGCTTGAAGTAGTGCGCCAGGTCGTTCGACGCGTAGAAGAATGCCCAGCGCGCGATGAGGCACCAGTCGCCACAGAAACTCATCTCACCCCCGTGCTGTGGGCAATACGTGAGCGGCGGCTCGCTCGGCGGCCTCGGAGCCACACGCACTGGAGCCAGCACCGCCACCGTCATCAGTCAGTCAAACCGACACGCAACCGTGCCCGCCCGGCCGAGGGCGGCAGGTCCTCGCGCACGCGCAGATGGATGACCAGACACGGCCAGCGCACTTTGCAGAATTCGCAGATCAGCACGCCCGCGCGCGGGCCTGGCACGGCGCGATGCTCAGGCGTCTCGGTCGGGCTCATCGCCTTCGCCCCTTGCGGTGCTGACCAGGTGTTTGTTGACCAACGCGCGCAGCTCGCGGCCGCGACTGACGATCTCGGCTTCAGAGGCATCGCTGCGCAGAACCCACGGCGCGGCGTCGCCGATGACCTGGGCCGAACGCGCCTCGGCCAGCAGCGAGCGGTACTCGCGCAGCAACCTTTCCTGGCGGCTGGGCTTCGTGTCGGCGACCTCGCGCTCGCGCACGGGTACGTACTCTGCAGGCTCGAGGACCTCGCCCGTCTCGGGGTCGACGTCGAGCCG